TAACAAAATTTCACAACAAATAGGAGATTTTAGATATGATGAAGGGTTTAGGTGGAGAAAAGATAATAATAGTCCTACTCTGACTTTAAAGTCTAATGAAATCTTAGTAAAATCAGCAACCCAAAAAGGTTATGAAAAAGCAACTAAAGGAGACAGTATTAATTATTCTTTTATAAATTCAAAAAAAAGAAGAGGCAGAGTAGGTAAGGGCAAAGCACTAACACTAGACACAGCTGGCAATCAAGCAGTTTATACAGATAAAATAAGAAGATTGACTCCTATTGAATGTGAACGATTACAAGGTTTCCCTGACAACTGGACACAAGAAGGTGTAAAGGGCCCTATATCAGATTCTCAAAGGTACAAGATGTGTGGAAACGCAGTAACAGTAAATGTAGTTCAAGCAGTAGCAGAAAAATGTAAATTTTTATTCAAATGATAAAATTATTAAATGGAGATACTTGGGATAGAGATGCTCTAATCAAAAAAATGTATGATGATGACTTTTATTATGGTCATCTAGGATCAGCAGCGATGAGTTCATCAAGTATAAAGCTCTTAAATCAGAGTCCTAAGACATACAAATTCGTAACACAATACGGACAACAAACAAGCTCTCCAGCTTTAGAGATAGGCAACTTCATCCACACAATGGTTCTAGAGCCACATCTAATAGAGGAAAGGTTTCATATAGTCAATGTGCAAAGCAGGGCCTCTAAGGCCTACAAAGAAGCAAAGGCAAAATCCAGTAAAATCGTATTAACAGCAAAAGAACACGACCAAAACATGAGGATCGTAGATGCTGTATTAAGGAATGAACACGTTTTATCAATGATAGGAGGTTGTGATTTTGAAGTTCCAGCGATAGATATGTTAGAGGGTTATGCTTTCAGAGGTAAAGCCGACATATATGATGCCAAACACAATTTCATCGCAGACTTAAAGACTACTCAAGACCTAAATAAATTTGAATGGTCGGCAGACAAATATGGATATGACGTACAGGCATTCATTTACACAGAGCTGTTTAATGTACCATTCTCTAACTTTCACTTCATAGCAGTAGACAAAAACACACTAGACATTGGAATCATAGGAATGGAGCAGTCATTCATAAACAAGGGTTATAAGAAACTAAAAGAAGGATTAGAGAGATACAAAGAATTTTTTGTTAACCATAATGACATTGACTCCTACACTTTAAGAATGACATTAACATGAGAGAAGACTTTATCAGGATTGCAATGGCTCAACTCATAGTCAAATACAAATACAAACCTCAGAGACTAGCAATGGCAGCTTTGATGTATCGTAAATGGATAGAGAGGCAAGTCAATAAATGACAACCAATAAAAGAACACTAAGGAGCGAGAACAGGAGAGGGATACAAAACCACGAAAATCCTAACGCAAGAAAATCAGAACCTTTTGGATTAAGTGATGGTAAATTAAAGTTTGGAAAGTATAAAAGAAAACACATAAACGATGTTTCAAAAGACTATATCAAATGGATAATCGATACGTTGGAATTAGCACCCACTCACAAATACATCTTACAAGATTTGCTTAAAGGGAAAAAGTATATATAAATGACAACCATAAACTCATTATCAGGAGGGAAGACTTCAAGCTATATAGCGGTTCATTACCCTGCCGATTATGATATATTTTCTCTGGTTAGAATAGAAGATAATAATTGCAAGTTTCCAGATAAAAAAATACGTCAACAGGTAGAAGATAAAATACAAGCTCCGTTTATTGCAACTGCCGAAGATGATATGATTATTTATACTATGTTAGACCTTGAGCAATATACAGGAAGAGAGATTACTTGGGTGTCTGGCCCTTCGTTTGATCAGGTAATAAAAAACGCAAGTGGATATCTACCAAACAAAATAAAAAGATTTTGTACTACGGAAATGAAAACAAAACCAATTGCAGAATGGAGATATAAAAACATTAAGGAAGATGTTGAAATGCGTTTTGGATATAGAGCTAACGAAAAACAAAGAGCCAAGCGTATGATGGAAAAAGTAAATGTCAATGGTATGACTGAGGTTAAAATAGTTGTAGGTAAAACAAAAACTAAGACTCAAAATAAATGGAAAACAATTGAATATTGTAAACCCTCTTTCCCTTTAATAACTTCAAACATTTACAAAGATCATATAGAAAAGTATTGGCAAGATAAAGAAGTTAGATTTGCATATATGAATAACTGTGTTGGATGTTGGTGGAGGAGTCCTCTACTTCTATCCCATATAAATACCAAACAACCTAAGAAGATGGAATGGTTTGCAAAGACTGAAGAAAATAATAAAGGAACATTTAGAAGTGATGTCAATTATAGAGATATTATAAAATATAAAAAACAAATAAAACTCTTTGATAATGACTTTAACGAATGTGATTCTGGTTATTGCGGAATATGAAGAAACACACCAAACTCTACCTTAAAGAGATGGGTTACGATATTACTGACTTTATCGCCTGTGAACATTGCGGAGGTCAGGCAGTAGACATTCACCACATACAATCAAGAGGAATGGGTGGAAGCAAACAAGCTGACACGATAGAAAACCTAATGGCACTATGCAGAAATTGTCATTATATTTACGGAGATAAAAAAGATTACAGAGACTGGTTGCAAGATATTCACAATAAAAAGTTACTTGAGAGAAACCGATAAGAACGGAAATCTACGGAAATGGAAAAAGACAATAAAGGAAGATTTACTAAAGGGAATAGTGGTAGACCTGTTGGAACTCCAAACAAGGTCACAAACAACATAAGAGAAGCATTTCAAAAACTCATAGAGGGTAACCTAGACAATATGACTTTATGGCTATCAGATGTAGCAGCAGATGATCCTAAGTCAGCTTTAGATATTATTTGTAAATTAGGGGAGTATACAACTCCTAAACTTGCAAGAGTTGAAAACAAACTAGAAGCTGAAGAAGGTATCACCGAAATAAAATTAAATTTTGTCGACTCTAGAGATTAATTATGGGCCATTATTCATTAAGAACTGGCAAGCGGAAAGCAAAATTGTAATCAATCAAGGAGGAACAAGAAGTGGTAAAACATATTCTTTGTTGCAGCTCCTGATCGTCAAAGCATTTAAGCACAAAGGCAAAGTATTCACTATTGTAAGAAAGTCACTCCCATCGCTTAAAATGACAGCGTACAGGGATTTCTTTGAGATACTAAACAACTTAGACTTATATTCAGAGACAGACCATAATAAATCTGACTACACCTACACTCTTAATGGAAACTTATTTGAGTTTGTATCATTAGATCAACCACAGAAGAAACGTGGAGCAAGAAGAGACTTCTTATTCTGCAATGAGGCAAATGAACTAACGTGGGAAGATTTCTTTCAATTACTTGTTAGAACAACTGATAAGATATGGCTTGACTACAACCCATCTGACTCTTTTCATTGGATATATGATAAGCTCCTTGTAAGGGATGATGTAACATACATACAAAGCACATATAAAGACAATCCGTTCCTAGAGCAAACAATCGTAGATGAGATAGAAAGGTTACAGGGTACAGATGATGATTACTGGAGAATCTATGGATTAGGTGAGAGAGGTTTATCAAGAGCTACTGTGTTTCAGTTTAATGTGGTAGATGATCCCAAAGGTCAGTTGGTTTCATTTGGTCTTGACTTTGGATTCACGAATGATCCAACATCTCTTGTTCAGGTTTACAAGGATGGTGATGACTTATACATTCACGAGATGATGTATCACACACAGCTTACAAATTCAGACATATCAGATAAGTTTGCAGAGTTAGGTCTTACAAGATATGATGAGATATGGGCAGACTCAGCAGAGCCTAAAAGTATAGAAGAGCTTCACAGATTTGGATGGAACATAAAGCCTACTGCAAAAGGTGCTGATAGCATAATGGCAGGCATAGACATCTTAAAACGTCATAAGATATATGTAACCAAAGGAAGTGACAACACAATTAGAGAGTTTCAAAATTACAAATGGCAAGAGGACAAGAACGGTAACCTATTAAACAAACCCATTGACAAGTTCAATCATGCCATAGATGCGGTCAGATATGCTACCTTTAACAGACTAAGCAAACCCAATTACGGAAGGTATGCAATAAGATAAACAAAAAAGGTTATTTATAGGATGGAACTCAAAGTAATTGTACCCACTTCATTAAAGGAAATCACACTAAGTCAGTATCAACGCTTTGCTAGGCTTGATGGTGATGATGAGTTCATTAGTAAAAAGATGCTTGACATATTCTGCAATGTTCCGTTTAATGAGTTGCCTAACATTCGATTTAAAGACGTTTCTAAGGTTTCTCATAAGCTAACGAATATGATGAGAGAAAGACCTCGTCTAACGCAAAGATTTAAATTAGACAATAAAGAGTTTGGATTCATCCCTTCATTAGAAGACATTTCCTATGGTGAGTTTGTTGATCTAGATACATACATGGCAGATGTCAAAAACCTCCACAAGACAATGGCAGTTCTATACAGGCCAATCAAAAGGAAGATCGGAAAGAGATATACAATAGAAAAGTATGAGAGTTCTGATAACTACTCACACTTGATGAAGGATGCGCCTATGGATGTAGTGATGGGAGCTGTGGTTTTTTTTTGGACTTTAGGAAAAGATTTGCTAACAACTACCCTGACCTCTTTGGAGAACAGCAGGAACAAGAAGATTTCAGCAGACAAGGAGCATTCGCCAAACGATGGGGATGGTACACTACATTCTATTCGCTTAGTCAAGGAGATGTTAGAAGATTTGACGAAGTCTCAAAATTATCAGCTAGACAATGTCTTACCTTTTTATCCTTTGAAAAACACAAAAGCGAAACAGAAAACAACATACTCAAAAGCAAAATGAAATGAGGCAGTTTTATAAAATTACAGAAACCATAAAAACACAACTACTTGCAAACAGCCAATGTAACGTAGTAACCTTTGGAGACATCTTTGATGTAGACTTAAACAAACAAACCATATTTCCTTTAGGTCATATCATAGTAAACCAAACATCTTTTGAAGGACAGATTGTAAGAGTGAACTTGACAGTCATGGCAATGGATGTTGTTGATGAAACTAAAGAGAACATTCGTGACCAAAACGATCCCTTCTTTGGCATAAGCAATGAGCAGGACATACTAAACACACAACTGGCTGTCATCAATTCTGTAGTCGTTGAGCTTCGTAGAGGTGACCTGTACAAAGACCTGTATCAATTAGATGGTAATGTGGTATGCACACCTTTCACAGAACGCTTTGAAAACTTACTAGCAGGATGGGGAGCTACGTTTGATGTGCTAATGCCTAACACAGAAATCAGTACCTGCTAATGGCAAGAGAGCAAAACATAAAATCGGTACTAGATAGGTTTGCTACTCAAATAGTAGAGCAGTCAAGAAAGAATCTAAGAAAGCATAATGTAACAGGAGCTTTATCAGAGTCAATAACCTATGAAACGGACACAGGGCCAAATTCATTCTCTATGGAAATAGATATGGAGAAATATGGTGAGTTCCTTGATTCAGGTGTTAGTGGTACAAAAAGAAAATACGACACCCCTTATGCTTATACGAATAAGATGCCTCCATCTCGTGTGTTTTCTCAATGGGTAATCAAGAGAGGGTTATCAGGGGTGAGAGATAAAAAAACAGGAAGGTTTATAAAAAGAAAAAGTATGCAGTATGCAATAGCAAAAAGCATATACTACAACGGAATAAAACCAACCAAGTTTTTTACAAAACCATTCAACCTAGCGTTTCAACAATTACCCGCTGAGATAGTAACAGCCTTTGAATTAAACGTAGACGATTTTCAAGCATTTACAAGAAAAACTAAGAAATAATGAGCGTACCAGTAAAAAGTGTTCCTACATCATTAAAGATGGCAAGAAGTCCTATCTTTTACACAGGCAAAAACAATGCACAAACAAATGACACTTTAGATTATATGTCATTGGGATTAAAAGTTTGGTCAGGGTTAAAGTCTGCTGTGCCATCTGCTAACAATTACAGCTTGAGTAAAAACACATCTATCAATCAAGTAATAAATTTTGAAGTTAGCAATTTAATCAAATCAGAGTTCTTGCATGACTTTGATATTTATAATGATCTAGGCTATTCACAATCTCCATTAGGAGAGGTGTTATGGACAAACGGAACTGGTGAATGGACATACTCAGACAATGGAGCTGCTCCAGTTACTGCGATTTGGCAAGCTACAACAGGCGATGCTTTTTTAACTACAAGCGGATGGTCACCTTTGCCTAATGTTAGCAACACTTCAGTAACATCTGTTTTGCTTTCTACGCCTAGAAAAAGATATGTTTTAACTTCTAATTATGAGTCTTTAGCTCTTTATAACAATAGCAATTTAGATAAAATTGAAATCGTTTGGAATAATGGAGAACAAGGAGAGTTTGTAAATAATGATGGTAGCGGTGATCTTCCTGATGAAACAACATTAAACACTCAAGATCAAGTCATTTATGCTGGTGTTGGGCCAGCTAACTTACAGAATAATCAAGGTATTGTACAAAATTTACACCCTTCTGAACACAACACAGGGGATTATTATGATATTGTAATTAAAGATTCATCAAATAATATAATAAATACTGTAAGGTATGAGCTTACTTGTGAGCCTAAATACACACCTTATCAGATAGCCTTTGTAAATCGCTATGGTGTTACAGACTTCATAACATTTTTTAAAGCAAGTACAGAAGCAGGTAATTTCACAAATAGCTCATTCAAGAAAAGCATCTATCAAGATGGGTTTACAACTGTAAGTCTTCAAGGTGGACAATACGAAGATTTTAACATAAACAGTCAAAACAGCATCACAATGAATACTGGCTGGGTTGATGAGAATTATGGAGATGTTATCCAAGACATAATGATGAGTGAACAAGTTGCTGTTCTAGTAAACGGAAGCTGGATTGCTGTTAACCCAACAAGAGGAACAGTAGAATATCAAAAAAGTGTCAATGTAGGAGTAATCAACTACACAGTTATCTTCACCTTTGCATTTAATGAGCGACCATTAATAAAATGAATCAAATTGATATTTACATTGGGGATTATAGGCTTGACTTATTTCAAGACGAGCAAATAAGTATTGATCTAGCTATTCAGAACTATCAAGATATCTCTAAGGTGTTTACTGACGTTACGCAGCCTTTTACTGTTCCTGCTAGTGATTGGAACAATGAGGTAATGCACAACTATTACAGGACAGACATTACAGCCTCACAGATAACAACATCATACGGATCATCTGCAAACACATTTGACTTTAGGTTAAGACAAGCAGCAAGGATAGAGATTAACTCAGTACCATTTAGGACAGGAGTCATTCAGATGAACAATGTCTTGATAAAAGACAACGAGCCAAACTCATATTCATTAACATTCTTTGGTGACTTAGTAAACTTATCTGATTTGTTTGGAGAGGATTATCTCTACGATTTAGATTTAAGTGCATACGATCACACTTACGATGCTACTACAGTACAATCAGGATTTGATTCAGATGCCTTAAATAGTGGTGATATGTTTTACCCATTAATGAGTCCACAGAACAACTGGTTCTATAATAGTTCAGCATCATCTCACAGCTCATCAAACATTGCTTTTCATAACACACATAGTCATGGAGTAACTTGGAATCAGTTAAAACCCTGTTTGAAAGTAGATAAGATATTAAATGCCATTGCTACAAAGTATGGATTGACGTTTAGCGGATCATTTTTAACTACTTCACCATTTACTAAGTTGTTTTTGTGGCTTCATCGTTATGAAGGGTATTTATTTAATTCAGCTTCTGCTATTGATTGGCAGCTTGTAAATTTTAACAGAACAACAGGTGGAGGAACAGAGTTTAATTTAACAACCGACACTTGGACAGTTGTTACAACTAATATTTATCAGCTAAACATAACAGTTCAAAATGTCTCTGTAGATTATGAATTAGCAATATTCCAAAATGGAACAGAGGTAGGAATATCTCAAATAAATGCTCACGCAAGTTCTTCAGTTACTACAACATTTGATGGTTTTGGTTTTGAAGCTGGCGACACAGTAAACCTTTACATAAGGCCACAAACTCCAGTTCAATTCAACTATCAAGTTACAGATTATGAAGCTATTGATGTTGCTTTAGACAAAAAATTTGAGGTAGATCAGTCGTTGGGTGCAATATATAATTTTCAATTAGCAGTTAGTCCATTACTACCTGAGATAAAGGTTAAAGACTTTTTAGGAGGTATTATACAAATGCACAACTTAGTAGTTATTCCAACAAGTCAAACAGCTTTTACCTTTCAAACATTAGACAGTTGGTTTGCTGCTGGTACAGATCAAGACATTCAGCAATACATTAATGTTGATGAGATATCTGTACAAAGGCCTTCTCTGTATAGACAGATTGAGTTTGCTTACAAAGACACTAATCAAATATTAGGATTTGAATTTCAAAGGTTAAATGTATCAGGATATGGAGATTTGTTCTCTGACTTCTCTTGGGATGGGCCTGATTTTAAACTAGAGTTACCATTTGAGAATCCTTTATTTGAGAGATTAACAAATCTTAATAATTCAGCACTAACAAATGTCTTAGTCTACAAGAGTATAACACAGAACACAAACACATCAAACGAGTTTAACCCATACTTAGGTGCGCCTGTATTGGTTTATGGTGAGTTTTCTTTAAATATATCTGCAAACCCTATTGGATTTATTGATGATGCAGGAAACTCAACTCAAGTAGATGAGGTATGGTATGCAAACGTCTCCTCTACAAGCGCAGGCACAGGACAAGCGTTGTCTTTAAACTTTGGCGGTGACCTTGATCCTTTTTATTTAGTTAGTGTTGGGAAAAGCCTGTATCAGACTTACTGGTCAAATTACATACTAGGTCTTTACAATGAGAACAGAAGGGTTTATCAAGTAAAAGCAAAGTTGCCTTTGGGTGACATAATCAATTTGCAACTGAACAACAAAATCATTTGGAATAATCAAAAATGGATTATCAACACAGCATCTGTAAACATGGCTACAAATGAAGTAAAATTTGAATTGCTTAATGAGGTATGAAAAATAGTTATTTAAGTTACTTAATAGAACTCCTACAATCTGACGAATGGAAAGGTATTAGTCATGATGTGGAAATAGCAAAAGGAAAATATAAGATTCCACAGACTTGGAATGAGTTTTTAAAACGTAGATAATGGCAGTAGTTGAAACGATAAGAATTGAGGGTGATACTTCAGGTATTGAAAACAAGATACAGAAGTTAAATAAGTCTATTGAAGATTTAGTAGATACAGTAGAAGATGTCGGTAGTGAGTCAAAGAAGAGCTTTGACAAAATGGACAAAGAAGTTAAAGAGTCAGGCAAAACTCTAAAAAAAACAGATAGCACTCTTAAATCATTTGTTAAAAATATAAAAGGAGCAGTAGTAGCTGCTGGTGCATTTGCTATTGTTAAAGGAATTTTTGAACAGACTCAATTTGCTATTGACAAAGTTAATCAAGCAATGTTAACTTTAACTGGATTCATTAATAATCTTCCTCAAATATTAACAAATTTAGGCCCATCAGGAATTGGTGGAGCAATAGTAGATGTTGCAGATAAAGCAGCTTTGTTAGTAGAATTAGAGAAAAAAGCATTAGATGCAGAAGTTGAAAGACAAAGAATCCAATTACAGCAACAACAGTTAATTGAAGTTGAAAGGCAAATAAGAGATGACATAACTTTAAGCATAGAAAGAAGACTTCAAGCAAATGACAAAATTGCTTCATTAACTCAAGAACAAATCTCCCTAGAAAAAGGTCAAATTGAAATTCAAATAAAAGCTGCTCAATTAAGAGAATTTATAACTAAGAAACATTCAGATGGTGTTGCTCTTGCCCAAAAACAACTACAAATTGAAGAGTTAAATGAAAGAACGACAAGCGTTAGTTCTGAAAGGCTTGCAAATCAAAATGGACTTCTTCAAGAATTTGTTAGTTTGCAAGAGTTAAAAAACGAAAATGATGCTCAATCTTTATTATTAAGAGGTTCAATAATTGACAGAGAAAAAGAGCAACTTGAAAACATAGAAAAAAATATTGAATTAGAAGATGTTAATGTTGCAGGTGACAATAAAGTATTAAAAAGAAAAAGAGATTTTAATTTACAATTATTAAAATTAGAACGAGACAGATATAGAGCTTCAATGGAATTGCGTATAAATAATGCAAGTCAACGACTTCAAGATTTAGTCGATTTTGAAGAAACAGAAACAGTAGCTTATGAACAAGCTCTAGCTCAAAGACAGTTATTGTTTGCAGAATACAATAAAGCAAACGCAGAACAATCAAGAGCAATTTCAGAGGAAAGGATAAATCTTTTTAATATGGAAATTGAAGATTTAAAAACTGGATTTGAATTAGCTGGTCAAAGCGCACAAGCCTTTGCTGACTTAAAT